CGGACTCTACAGAGAGCGCATTTCAGAATCAGAACAAAACTATGCCAAAGCAACCCTGGATAACGTCAAAACGATTAGCGAGATCCAAGAGATGGATAACATGCAGCTCATGGAGGCTATCAGGCTTTCCCATGAGATCAACCAGCCATCTATGGAAGAGGAAGAAGGCAAGTTACAGTTCGACAAGGTTTTCATGGAAGGTCTCAAACAAGAGGCTGAAGGTGAAAATGTTCAACAACCTGGGCAAGCTCCACAAGAGCAAGCCCCTAATATTCAAGGAGGCCTCTAATGGGCAAAATGGAATACATGAAAGGGTACGGAAGTGGATATAAGGCCCCATCTGGGTCAGCAGGAGGCGAGGCTAAAGGCCAATTTTCCTCAAAGCAAAACCCACGACCAGTACCTAAAAAAGGAAGTCAAATCGGTCCAGACTCTGGATTCGGGATGAACGCAGATAAGAGCAAAGTCAAAGGGCTACAGAGTCAACAAGCAAAAGCTGAATCGCTAAGAGGATACGGATGCTAATTCTACCAGAAAACGAGCTGGAAAGACAACACCAAGAGGCCAAAAAGGGCCTTACGGACGAGTTTAATAAGCAGCTCGAAAACCTCATCAATGTGAACCAGAAGCACGATAAGTTTTGGGTTCTCGGTAAAGTAAAATTTCCAGAGGAGTTTGGTGGAAAAGTTGGTCGTGTCTTCCTAGAAGGATGCCTTGAAAAGCCCCCTCTAGTCAAAGAAGCATTCCTTTACGAAGTGGACAACCGCAAAGGGATTAAAACTCTGCTATGGACGATGAGTCCTAACGGAGATTTACGACTACCAACATTGAATAAAACTATCAATGTCCAATCGGGCGAAAAAATCCTCTAGTCGCCGTAGAGACTGTCGCCGAGTTACGGGCGTGTACGGGAGTAAATATGAATGAAGAAGAAAAAGAAGCGGTTCCTGCCTCCGAGGAAGCTGCAACACCTGTGGAAGAGAATCAAGAAGCTGCTCAAGAAGAGTCTAAAAAAGCTGAAAGACATGTTCCCCTCGAAGCCCTCGAAGCCGAGAGAAGGAAAAGACAAGATGCGGAAGCTCAGTCGCGTCTCTACCAAGAACTCGCGAAAAGGGCTGAAGAGTCATCTCAAGCGAAAGTAGAGGAAGAGACACCAGACGATGATTACGAAAGTGTGACTCGTGGAGAACTGAGAAAGTTTCATCAAAAACTCACTAAAGAAGAGTTTACAACGATGAAGCGAGACATAGCTGAGGAGACATTCAAGGAAACTCAACCAGAGGCAATTAAGACGATAAACACACATCTAAAAGAAATTTTAGAACGTAAGCCTTGGTTAGCTCAATCTATAGAAAGCGCGCCCAACCGTTATGCAAGAGCGTATGAAGTTGTAAAAGATTACATGCCTCAAGTGGCTGCGAAACAAGCGCAAGCCACTCAAGGAAGAAAAATAGTCGAAAATTCTCAAAAACCTGGTTCCCCGATTGGCGTTGGAAAGAGTCAGCAATTGAGTGGAGGCGACTATCTCAAGAGTATAGCAGGTACAAGCGAATTTCGCGACTATAGAAAGAAGCTTCTCGGGCGATAAACCCAGGAGAATAAAATGGCAACTGGAGTAAGTACCACAAGTCAAATAGATCCAGAAGTTGGAATCTACTTTGACAATATACTCTTAGACCGTCACCAGCCGTATTACGTGCATGGATATTTTGCTCAAGAAAGGAAGATTCCTCAGAAGAACTCCAAGAGTGCAATATTCAGACGTTTCGATAATTTGGCTGATGCGTTAACCGTTCTGACTGAAGGGGTTACACCCGCCAGCCAGCAAATTTCGAAGTTCGATATTTCAGCAGTAGTTTCCCAATACGGAAACGTTGTTCAACTATCTGATGACGTAATTATCACGGTTCAGGATGAGACCTCTAACGAGGTTGGCGATATGCTCGCGCAGAACGCCCATTCCACATACGACAAAATAATCAGAAACATGCTTGTGGCTAGTGCCTCGCAGATTGATTGCCTCAATGGAGTCAATGGAAACGCGATCACGGAAATCACGAGTACTGATCTTGAACTCGCTGTGGACTACCTAGAAGGCAACAATGCCAAAAAAATGTCACCCAATGTAGAGGGCGTTAATGCCTTTGGAACAGCTCCCGTTTGGGCCGCTTATTGGATGATAACCCACACAGACTTAAGGTCTGACATCAAACGCTTAGCTAACTTCTTGGCTACCGCAGATTACCCTAGACAGCAATCTGTTCTGGAGTCTGAACTCGGTTCCCTCGATGAGTTCGCGTCCTGAAACATCCGAAGCTTACAAAGATAGCTCTGTAGCTCCTGCTGTTTACTACATGCCAATTCTTGGTGCTAACGCATACGGAAGAATCGCTATTGACGACCAGTCAATGGAAATGATCATAAAGCCGTTAGGAGAGGGCGAGGACCCACTCAATCAGCGTCAAAGTATGGGATGGAAGGGACGTATGGGCTGCACATTATTGGATGATGCATGGGCCGTAATCTTAAGAGCAACAAAAGCATAGGGGGTAACCAATGGCTGCTGAAATAGGAACATCTAGCAATTTAGATGCTGGAACAAGAGAACTAAGTTTGGTGTCAAACACCTACGCGGGCTATTTTGAGTCTGCTGGTGTCGCATACGATTTAGTTTTACCTTGGGCTCCAGACAAGCTAGAAATTTTCAACTACACAAAATACGCAACCAATTCACAGACCTTACAGTCTGTTTGGTTTCGAGACATGCCTGACAACGACGCTTTAATCGTCAATCGAGGCAATACTGATCTAACATCAACATTAGAAACTGCTGCTGGGGTTTTAGTTAATAACTCCGCAAGTGGATTCGCTGATGAGCACGTAACTATCACAGGAATTTCGACTGCTACACCTGGCGTTGTAACGGCTGCTTCCCATGGATTATCCAATGGCGACCGCTGCTACTTGACTAAGTTGGCAGGAGCTATGGGTGATGAGGTTAATAACAATCAATATGTCGCTCAGAACGTAGCTACTAACACATTTGAACTTTATGACGTCTTTGGAAATGCGGTTGCGATCGCAGCTACATACACGTCTGGAGGTCAGGTGAACAAGGAAGTTGCATTAGCGGGAGTTGTGAACGCAGAGCCAGTCTACCGATTGACTCTAGGTACTGCTGTAGTAGGTAACGATGGGGATTCCATGTACTTCGTAGCATACAAGTTCAATAGCTACCTAAATCTAGGTGACATCGTTTAACAACACTGAAAGGTAGGGGGTAATTCCCCTGCCTCTCTTAAGGAGATTTTATGAAGAAAGAAGTTAACAGAGAGCCAATTCAGGACATTGATCCTGAGACATTCGAATTCAAAGAAGTGAAAGACTTTGAAATTTTCAATAGATGGGCACGCAAGAATGGACATGCTGTACGAGTTCCTGATGAGTCTTACTACAAGAAAATGAAAGTTAAGTTCCAGCGTTTCGATCAGCCAGAAAACGTTTTGAAAACAAGAGTTAGAAATAAAGACATTGACTGGAGAGGGGAATTAATCCCTGGTCAGATCTATGAGCTAGCAACACCTGTCGTGAAGTTTCTAAACAGAATTTCTGAGCCTATCTACGGTGAAGTTGCTGTCAATGATGGAAGCTCCACTAAAACAAAAACTGAGCAGGTTGGAGAGCGTTCTAAGTTTTCTTGCCAGGTCATTGACTTCGAGGATTAATTATGAGCAAGATGGGCACGGATGTCCTTAGAATTATGAGGAACGTAACGGGTCGCATTGACTCAAGCGATCCCCTGTTCACTGATTCTATCATGCTAGGATACGCTAACGACTTCCTGAATCTCATCATGCCTCAAGAAGTTCGTCTCTACGAAAACAAAACATGGTGGACTTTCAACTTAGAAACGACAAGTGCCGATCCATATCCAGTAAACTTACAGACTTTAGGATTCACCACGATAGGCTCGACTGCTTACTGTGGTGGATTCGATTTGCAGTGGTATCAGTCACCGAGTCTGTTCTTTGGAAAATGGCCAGAGACTCAAACTTACTTGTCTCAACGTCCTATTGATGTTCTCTACTACAACAATGAGCTTGTTTTCAGAGGGCCTCCAGACCAGACCTACGAGATAAAAGTTAACGCATACAAAGTTGAACCTGTTCTTTCTGGAGAGTCGGCTCTACTTGAGAACGACTATTTCTGGCGTTACGTCGCTTATGGAGCATCCCTTGATATCTTCTCTGACTTCGGAGAGATGGAGGAGTACAAGAAGTATTACTCAGTGTTCATGAGATACAAAGGTCTCGTATACGCGCGAACAAACCAACAGTTGATGTCCCAGCGGACGTTACCAACTTTTTGAGGTATTATGACTTGGAATGCAAATAAACCCGCGAGTAATGAGTCTCCCTCATTAGCTCCACAGCAGATCAGGACTAACTGGCTTCGACTCCAGAATATCCTTACTCAGGATCACAACTTCACCACTGTTTCTGCTGCTGATCAGGGTTGGCACAAAATTGTCCATCACATCAATCAGACGGGCGATATGGGCGACAACACTCCAGCTCCAGTTGCTGGGACTGGTCAGTCTTACACGAAGACGATCACAACGACTGGTTTAGGTGGTTCAACAGCTGGTGCAGGCGATCAACTTGTCTACCAAAGGGGAACTGGAGGCGGTCAGCTTCAAGAGGCTTCATTGTCTGTCAGCCCAATTAGAGCAGCTGTGAGTTTTCAAGGGAATACAGGCGCAACATCAACAATAAATTGGGCATACAATGTTGACAGTGTAACTCGTAATAGCATTGGAGATTACACAGTAAACTTTGATGTCGATATGCCTTCAATTTACTATATCCCTGTGATAACTGCTCAAAGGACTACGAAACTTGATGGAACCGATCCACTTACAATCCTTGGTATACCCCAGGGTGGGACTTACTCAGACACATTTAAAGTTGGTGCATTCAAGGTGTTTTTCACAAGAGCAACTGCTCAGGAATTCAAAGACCCTCAAACTGGATTAATCATAATTTACGGAGGCTAATGTCATACGAACCGCATCTCATAGCACCGAATAAAAGTGGATTACAACAGGATCTCCAGCCATGGTTAATTCCAGACGATGCTCAGGCAGAGCTTCTTGACGGATACATCCATCATGGCGTTATCCATAAGCGAGACGGTTACAACTTCCTGGCTAATGGACTCCAATCTGGTACGCCTTACTGTGAGAGTCGTGTAGTTCGTACACTAACTATTGTTGGGGTAGGAGCTATTGACGGAGTAAACAAGGAATACACATTTAATACTACAGCGGTTCCAGATCCTGTCAGGCGTGGAGGGATCAGGATTTCTAGCACTACAGCGGTTCAATTGATCCAGGATGATGGAATTGAAGGAACAAAGGTTGGATCAGACGGGACGATCGACACTGGGACTACTCCATTCACATACACCGATTTCCCAACGAACATACAAGCTACCTTCACTGCTGCTCCCACTGCTGGAACGGTAACAATGGAGATTGATTACCATCCTGGAGAACCAGTGATGATGATCGCAAC